GGATAGCTATAGGTAGTATCCTGTATTTTTAATAACTCGCTTAACGAAAGGAGCAACTATGATAAACCTACCTACTAGGGTCTTTGACCCATTCAAAAACATGACAGTTGGTTTTGATGATATATTTGACCAACTATCTACATTGTCTCAATATGAGACACCAAACTATCCACCATATAATATAAAGAAAGTTGGAAAAGATAAGTATCAACTTGATATGGCATTGGCAGGATTTAAGAAAGAGGATGTTGTTGTTGAAGTCAATGACAATACATTAACTGTTTCTGGTAAAGCTGCTGACAAAGAAGAAGATAGTTTTGTTCATAAAGGAATAGCTAGAAGAGCATTCAAAAGACAATGGACATTAGCTGAACATCTTGAAGTTAAAGATGCACAACTAAAGGATGGAGTTCTTACTGTAGATATGAAATTAAATCTACCAGAAGAAAAGAAACCTAGAACAATTAAAATAAAATAAAAAGGTAGGGGGTGTAAAAGCCCCCTATAAAATGAATACAATATTAATATTAACAATAGTAATTGGAGGAACTATGGCACATGTAAAAGGACATATAAATTTACCTGCTCAAAAAGCAAGTAATAATGAAGTGAAAGATAGTTTCTTTTCTTCGTTTAAGAAAAAAATTTTTGGAGAAACTAAAAAACAAGGAATAACTTATTCTGGAGGATACCCCGGAATAAAAGTTAAACTATATAAGAAAGGTGGAAAGGTAAGCAAATGATAACACTTCCAGATATAAAAGAAAAAGTAAAAAAACAATTAGAAAAACTAAGTGTATGGTCTTTACATTATAGAGAATATATTGTAGGTGCTTGGGTTGGACTACTTGTTGGTATAATTTTTGGTGCGATAGTATTATAATATGGCTTGGTTTAGTTTAGCAAAGGTTGCGATACAAGCGGGAAGTCACATCTTTAAGAAGAGACAAGAAACAAAGATGATGATGGCAGATGCCCAACATCACCATGCTGCAAAGATGGCGAAGGGTGAAATAGATTATCAAGGAAAATTATTAGAAGCAAGACAATCGGACTGGAAAGACGAATTTGTTTTGGTCGTATTAACACTTCCGATATTAGTTATTGCATATGGAGTATTTAGCGAAGACCCAACTGCGTCTGCTAAGATAAAAGAATTTTTTGAACAGTTCCAACAGCTACCTTCATGGTTCACAAACCTGTGGATTCTTGTCGTAGCTTCGATATATGGAATTAAGGGAACACAAATTTTTAGGAATGGTAAAAAATAATTAAATGTTAGATAAGTTTTTGTATAATTTTTTTTCAAGTATAGATACTTTCTTTTCTGTTATAGAAAAGTATTCTATAAAAATGACTGAATCTTTATGGCATATAAGAGTAAAACTTTTAAATAGAAAAAGAAAAAGAAAATGAATTTTAAATGGGACTTAAAAAAAGAAATGGATAAGAAACGAAAAGAAACTTCTGCTAAGTTTCAACTTCGTAAGAGAAGTAAAGAAAGCATAGCAAGACCTAAAGCTGAAAAGAATATTACTTCTACAGACCCAAGACTACAAGGTATTTAAACTATAAAATATTTTGACAGTATTTTTCTAACCACTCATGTATAGGAAGCAATTTTCTTTTTGCTTCTCTAACTAAAGATGTATAGAACATTCGTTCTTCTCGACTACGAGAGAAAGCATCTTTCATAACTTGCTCATCCTCTATAGGAAGAGTAGTTATTTCTGTAATCAACTTCCCCTCGTTATCTAAAATTACTTTATACGAAAATATTGTAGCTTCCCTTTTTCGAGTTGCCATATTTTTTTCCTTTGTGATTTAATTATAAACAGCAACACCAGTACAAAGACAGGGTAACCTAAAACAAATACTAGTATGTTAATAAATTCATAACTAATACCAATAGCTTTTGCCATTGTATTAAGTATTTCAACACACCAATAAAATAATTTATCTATATAACTATTCAGTATCGTCAAAGACATTAGACCAGTTTCCTTTCACACTTGCTTTAGTATATGCTGAAGCCCTACCTTCAAAAAAGTTTTGGTGTTCAACTCCAATAACTTCATCCCACCAAGTCAAAGGATTATCACTAATACCAAAGTTAGGTTTTAAACCTAGCTGAAGTAATCTTCTATCAGCAATATATCTATTGTATTTTTTCATTTCATCTAAAGTCAATCCTTGAACATCACCCATTTCAAAAACTAACTCAATGAATTTATCTTCATGTTCAACCATTTCTCTACAGATATCGTACAGTTCTTTTTTAAAATCATCTGTCCAGATATCTAAGTTCTCTTTGATAAGAGTACGAAATACTTTTGTCATACCCTCAACATGTAAAGACTCATCACGAATACTGTAGTCAACAATCTTACACATTCCCTTCATCTTATTAAATCGTTGGAAGTTAATTAAGATAGCAAAGCTAGAAAATAATTGTAGTCCTTCTGTGAAACCAGAATAAACTGCCAATGCTTTAGCTACATCTTTTAAATCTTTCTTTGATTTAATCTCACCAGTTTTAAACTGATGTATGTAATCATGTTTAGCTGACATCTCTTCATACTTAGCAAATGCTTTGTACTCAGACTCTGGCATACCAACTGTATCTAACAGTAAAGAATAAGCATGTTGATGTATTGATTCAATGTTTGCAAATGAACCCATCATCATTCTTAGTTCTGGTTTTCTAAACATAGGTATATACTTTTCATAATAACCCGCACCTACATCTACATCTGATTGTGTGAACAATCTAAAGATTTGTGTTAATAAATTTTTTTCTGATGGTGAAAGTTTTTGATTCCAATCCTTCACATCTTCATGCATTGGTACATCTTCGGGTAACCAATGTAACTGATTTTGTATTGTATAATAATCGAATGCCCAAGGGTACTCGAATGGTTTATAATAAGTTCTTTCATCAAAAATTGGACTTAAGCTTCGCATGATAAACATTCCTCCTCTGTTGCTTCTTGTTCTAGTTTAACTCTTTTGACTTTTATATTTATATTCTCTGCACTTTTACCTTCTCTACTTCGTAGATAATACAAACTCTTTAATCCTTTTTTCCAAGCTTGATAATGTACCTTATTAGTATATCTTAAAAAGTTATCATGCTCTTCTTGTTTAGCTTGTACCTTTGGTGCAACAAAGAATAAGTTAACTGATTGTGCTTGACAAATAAATTCTTGTCGTTTAGATGCATGTTCGATAACCCAGTTTTGGTCTATCTCATCTGCAGTTTTAAAAACATCCTTTTCTAAATCAGTTAAAAAGTCAAGGTGTTTTACTGAACCAGTATTCTCACTAATACTTTGCCAGATTTTATCTTTGAAATGTTGGTAATCACTATCATATTCTTTTTGTAGTTCCTCCGAGTTGTTCCATTTCTGTTTAAGTAAATTGTGAAGTTGTCTATTCCTTACTTGGAATGAACCATTTAAAGTTTTATGTATAAATACATTTGCTCTTATTGGTTCGATTGAAGGACTAGTTCCTCCACAAATAATTGATGATGTAGCATTAGGTGCAACAGCTAACAAGTGTGCGTTACGCATTCCTGTTCCTTCCATGTCTGGTGCTTCACCTCTTTCTTCTGCTAACTCCATAGAAGTTTTACTAGCTAACTCTTTTATCTGTCTAAACATTTTTAAATTTTGACCTGTAGCTATTGGTCCTTCAAATGGTACATTTAATTTTTGTAAATAAGTATGGAAACCCATAGCACCCAGACCTAAACTTCTTTCTCTGTATGCACTATATCCTGCTTTAGTAAATCCTTCCATACCTTTTTTAACTTTCATATCTAATACATCACCTTTGTAATCATATGTAAAATCATATGTCGCTTGAATAAAATGTTCAATAACATTATCTAACATTCGTACCATGTCTGGAATAAACGTAGCTGATGTTGACCATTCGTCATACTTAGCAAGGTTGACACTTGATAAACAACAAACTGCTGTTCTATCTTCATCTGTAGGTAAAGTTATTTCACTACAAAGATTAGATTGTTTAATACTTAATCCTAATTTTTTCTGTGTCTCTGGCAAACTTCTGTTTGAAGTATCAACAAAGTGTAGATAAGGTTCACCAGTTTCATGTCTTGTTTCTAAAATTAATCTCCACAATTCTCTAGCATTAATAGACTTTGCAACTTTTTTAGAGTGCGGGTCAACAAGTTTCCATTCTATATTTTTAGATACTGCATTCATAAACTCATCAGTAATATTAATACCATGATGTAGGTTAAGACATTTTCTGTTTGCGTCACCGCCAGAAGACTTACGCATAAATAAAAACTCTTCAATCTCTGGATGAGATATGTCCATGTAACAAGCATAGCTTCCTCTTCTTGTTGTTCCTTGATTGAATGCTAACATCTGACTATCAACAACTCTCATAAAAGGTATTGACCCAGTTGATTTAGAACCATGAGAAGTAGAAGTACCATCACTTCTTACATCACCCCAGTACCCACCTATACCACCACCATTACTAGCTAACCAAATGTTTTCATCATAGTGAGAAGACAAACCAGTTCTACTATCTGGTACATAATTTAAGAAACAAGATATAGGTAATCCTTTTCTTGTACCTGCATTAGAAAGAATAGGAGAAGAAAAACCAAACCATAAGTTACTAGCATAATCATAAATTCTTTGTGCCATATCCCAATCTGTAGTACCTCTATAAGTAGAAACATATTTTGCAGCACGAGCAAATGCATGTTGCGGTGATGTTTCGTTTTTATCTAAGTATCTATCTTGTACTGTTGCTATACCAAATGGTGTTAAGTTATTATCTCTTTCTAAGTCTATTTTTATTTTCATTGTTTTCCTTCTTTCTCTCTACATTCTCCCGCTATTGACATGTATGCTGACGCATCAATGTAAGTGTCTGGTTTTGGGTTACCAAATTTTGCTCTTGCAATTTTTAAAAGTGTCATACATATTGCAACATCATGTCCTGTAATTGGTATGTCAAAATATGCTGACCAAAGTTTAGCAATATTCTGATGATTAATTACTTTATCACCATAATCATTTGCCCTGTCACCTGTAATTAATTTTACTGCTGTCTCTAA